AACACTCCAAGCTCCACAGCCCTGAATAATAAGTCTGAAACTTCTTCGGAATCAGTCACTTTCTTATTATATACATTTAAGACTGTAGTGATCGCTGAGACAGCGGACTCTACCGAAGTAAGTCCTGCTATGGAAGCTTTTATTGCAACATTCAAGACNTCCATAGGNTTTTCTCTGAAACCTGCTGAAATGACTTGATACAGCCCTTTTGCAGCATTAGTTGCGTCCACTCCATACTTTATTGAAAGATTCTCGACTTCTTTAGAAAGCATTTCTATTGATTTTGTGGAGTCAGATGCTATGGTAGAAACTTCTGTCATGGCCGTTTCAAAATCCATAAAATACTGAACGGAGCGTCTTAGTCCCTCTGCCAACGAAAAGAGACTTGCGTATGAAGACATCACCCCTTTGTTAAATGAGCTAAAGCCCTGGGTCGATTTATTGACCGCGTTTAAGGTGACTGTAAGTATTCCTGCTGATGTGGCCATTTACCACCCCCAATTAGGTAGTTTGTTTTGAAATCCTCCCCAAGCATCCCTTTCACTTTCAGGGAACATGTCCACTACTTGCTTAGAATACTCTCCAGAAGATTTATCCGATGGCTCATTGCTTAAACAAAATAAATTAAAAGACCATTGCCACAAATCACATTCAATAAGCTCATGAGGCAACTTCCCGAACCTTTCCCCCATCGTCAGGATCAATTTTATCAGGGACGGGTTTTTCTTGAAACACTTCAACGCTCTGCAGACCCCCTGCTACAGAAAATTTTTGAATCTCATTGAATAAAGAAAATGCTTGAGAGTCCTCTAAAGTATCAGTGAAAGATATTTCCCAGTCCTTGCATTCTGAATCAGGCTTATCCACCACCGCAGGGTGATCATTGTCTGGATCGGGGATAACACAGGAACAAACAATATTTTTGATGAAAGAAAACATATCCTCCACCTCTTGAGGTTCCATGTTCTGAAGTGCTGCCTCTGCCTCATCTTCTTGCAAAGAATAAATAGACGGAAGCTTGCCTCGATCAAAATAATCCGTGGTCTTTATTTTCCGGACCTTGAAATCAAGTCCTTCAATATTTACCAGTGCCGTTGTTTTGTTTTTCTTTTTGAAATCTGATATTTTCATTTCCCTTCCTTTTTAACATCAGTCAAAAACTATTTCTAGTTCATTGTTTCCTACTCCTTGACTTCCATACATCGCAAAAGCCACTTCAAAGGCCCTATGTCCATTGGCATCGGAGAAGCCTACCCCAGACACTTTGGACCTTGTCCCCGATCCTGCTATGGTAGCACCCAATCCGATCTTGACCCTTTCGTACTGAGTAGACCCTATCGAAATAAGCCCTGCTTTGGAAGTGTTCCCTTCCAACTCTCCTAAGTAATTAAGGAAGTTAGAGTCCCCTTCGTACAAAGTAACAGGATCGAAAGACCCTGCTGGGGCCCTCCCTGTTATATAAATCCTCTCAACGTCCAAATTAGTAGATGCCATGGTGGTCAAAGTGTTGATCTCATTGTTAAGTCCCCACTCTATCTTAGAACAACCCACTGCTGTGGAGTCCCAAGTCAATACCGCACTTGATATGAATGGAGGTTTTGTTGAGCTGTAAGATACTGTAGCTGGAATATGAGGGCTTTGTTCAGTCTCATCCAAATTAGCAGGAAGGTACTTGCCTTTAAAAGAAAAGTCTGCAATAGGCACTCCTCCCATTTCCCCTCTGAATGACATATTCCCTACACATCCATTGAACTTCAATAATTGACCTCCCCAATAAAGCCATATGGTGCAAGAGTTCACGGAAGATGTATCCCCACTTGACACTGTCGCATTGACAGGATCAGAGATCAAAGTGTAAGTGACTTTTTCAGCGCCTCCAGTAGCATCCAAATCCTGCTTAAAACCACAGGCTTGAAGCAAAGGGGCGGCCTCTGGCAGGTCGGAAGTAGAATATGCTGCACCAAACCCTCTCATCTCAACAGAGAAATTTATGTCAAAGCTCTTTCCATAGTAAAAAGGCTCATTTGGGGAAAAACTAGGTCCTGCCACCATCTCCCTTTCTTTTGTCTCCACCGAAAGACTCACTTCAGGCACTGTGGTCAATATGGCATTGGCAGCAGCAGTTGGGGTGGGGTCTGTCCCGTAAGTCGTCTCGCTCTTTGCAAGTATCAAAGCCTCTCTGGTCAATAAAACAGCCATTTTGTTCTCCTTATCTAACTGTTACGCACTTGTGTCAGGGTCGTAAAAAGTATGTCTGTACTCTATAAAAACATCCAACTCAAAACCTATGTATCCAAAACCTTTTGTATTATTATAATCAACGTAAAAATTCCTGCTTTCAATGGGAACTGTGCGATTCGCCAAGGCATCCCATTGCACATTGCCCATTATACTTGTTTCGACACTACTTAACAATGTATTTAATTGAGCTGAATTACCACTTCCGTCATCCAACTGCCAACATTGTAAAGTAATGTTCAAAGTCTTTGTGACGTTGCCCATGTCCGTGGGGGATTCTATGGAAATTCCCTCACTTTCCTCAAATATGAACACAGCAGGGTACGCTATCCCGACCGTGATAGGAGTGATTTTGCTCCTCTCCACAGTACCTACTCCAGAGATCGTCTCTAATTGGGACGTGACCTTTTGCAATATCTGCTCTCGTATAGAAGGCATCAGCCGCCTACCTTCATATTAAACTTAATCCCTGCCCCCGAAATAGCGATCCCTTTGATATTTTTTTTAACTTCTTCTGGGAGTTCTTTCGCTGCCTTGTCCACCGCAGACACTAAAAACGGTTGTGCAGGGGCCCCAGGGTGGTTGACAGACTTCCCTGTGAACCATTTTCCCTGCTCTTCCCAATAGAACTTGAGAAGGGGAGACCTCTTAGCATTTATCACATGGGGCCTTGTTCCAAATTCCACAAAGGACGCATACTTATTGTCATTGGTGGACAATGTGGCGAAACTGTCCAGACCTTTCCTTCTCGTGACTTTTGCTGTGATGGAGCGTTTCAACGCCCCTGTCCTTACAGGGACAAAGTCCTTTGCATAATTTTTTGCAGACCTAGATGCTTTCCCCAATGCCTTATTAAAACTCACTCTGTACATTTCCTCTAAATCCTGAGAAGCTTCGTCCTCAGAGGTTTTAGATTGAGATGCCTGAGAAACCTTTGTCCCCAATGGTTTAGATGAGCGTGTTCGAGACAGGGTAGACCTGCCCCTTGTCAAAGTCCTCGCCCCAGAGGCAGTCATTTTTTGTAAAACAGCCGCACCTCTGACCATGACCCCTGATGCAGATGCAAATATCTTAACTATTAGAGGTATCGGCATCTTGCGAATCCTTCTTTTTCTTCGAGGCAGGTCTCTCTGCTGCCCCTCTATTTAAAAACCAAAGGACCTTATCATCGGGGCAAGTGAATGACTCCCCCTTGACTACGGTCACTCGTGATCCATCAACAACAAAAGACAAATTTCTCAACGCCTTTAATTTATTCTTATTCGCCATCATTCCATCCTCTTTGGTAGTGTGCCTAAACAAGTGTGATCCTCCTATGCCGGTCCAACATTGATCTCACATTAGGCAGAAAATTATACTCTCCATCAAAATTCAATGTCCCATCTTCCCCTGCAGCGTACTTCACCCCGGTCGCAGACCTCCTATGAAAAAGATATGCCACTTGAATGATGCAAGCTTTTTTAAGATCGTCAGGGACGTTCAATATACCTGCGGTGTCCGCATATCCCCCTGTGTACTTGACCTGCAGCGAGCCTTCTGCATTGTGCCATTTGTACCCTTTGAAGAATATAAGCCCCAAGTCATCAAAGTCCCCGCTTATGGTATAGCTGTCAGAGTCCACATCGTCACCGCTGTCCGTGAAGTCAAAGTCGGTGTTGTACCTGACATGGCTGACTGAGGTTATCGGGAACCTCTTGAGGGACAAATACTTTCCCCCTCCTATGGGATACTCAAGTACATCTGTGCCTTCAGTAAAGGTCCTGTCACAATAACTTTGAATGTCCTCAGATACCTGTTCGATCATCTCACCTATCAAAGTGTCTTGATTGGTGCTTGAGAAATTAAGGTACGTCTTTATGTCGGCCGCTGATACCAGCTTGATCGCTGCCATCTCAGCCCTTCAATAATTTAAGGGCTGTCCTCAAATTGTTCGCTGCCCATTTGTGCTTA